AGTCTCTTACTTTGTGAGTAATAGCTACGGGAGTGTTAATTGTGTTAGTATCAGAGTTGTACTCAATATAAAAACTATCTAGGGCTGCTGAGGTTACAACAAGGTATCCCTTAATAGAAGCAAACTGACACTTAGCATTCTCAGCGCCAACAGAACCTGAGTACTCAAATGCAGTCAGGTCTACATTAAAGGTTTCCTCAGCACCTGAGTAAGGCAGTGACCCCTTATTATAAAAGTAAAGCGTTGAGTCCTTCTGGACAACCAAGAACTCTTTACCTGAGATACCACCTGCGTTAGTCCACTCACCTGTGTGAACCAAAGAAGTATCTGTTAAGCTAAAGCTAGAGTCCGCATAGCTGGTCTCAAAGGCTACGCCTAAGCGTCTACGACGAGAACCATCTTTACGTAAGTCACAGTTAAGTTCGTCAACTGAGGCTCCCTCAGGAAACGTAAGTTCTCCAGCCTCAGTGATGAGACCTTTAACAAAGTTGTTAACCGTTGCTTGGCTGTATCTTTGTGGCATCAGTGCTCTTTCGTTTCTTACGTTCTGCGGAGAAGTTATCACGACGAACTGTGGCTGATTCTTTAGAGTTAGCTAGGTAAGACTCAAGGGCCTTCCTCGCTGACGTAGAGCCTGTGTAGAGGCCCTTAAGCTTGTCGGGGACCCTACCTGTGTCAGAAGTGATACCCCACATCCCAGTGCCGTTATCTGCGGGTTTAACGGACCACACACAGTTGAAGTTAGGATGGAGGTATTCAACTGCACCGTCTTTAATCTTAACGTCCATAGTGATTCCGTGTGTTAGCTTTGCGGGTACGATACATATCGTTCTGTACAGCGGACTTTAGACGACGAGCAGTTTGTTCAATCTTAGGGTCACTGCCAGCCTTAAACAAGGAGAAGCAGGTAGACTTAGCTTCAGCTAGAAGGAGAGGCATCATAGTGCTGTCTAGGTCAGGCTCAAAGCTGTCTGAGATAGTAAAGGATGGGTAGATAGTACCAAAGGCTTTGGTCTTAGTAGCTGACAAGATTGATTCTACAGATGCGTTGTAGGCATTCATAACAATGTGTTCATCGTCAAATGATGTGTAGTACGTAGGCATCTGATCGTTAACAACCACAATGCTAGTCTCACCGTCAGTGTCAGTAATGACCACGTTACCATCAGAAGATGGCATTGACGTGAAGAAGTCGATTGGCTCTACATACTTAATCTCTTGATACTCTACACCACCAGTGGTGGATACGTTGTAATAAAGCTCAGTGATTTCTTTGACACCCTCTGGATACTTAAAGTAAACAGGACGGGCAAGCTCAGAGAGTGATGTGATGTTAAAAGATTGGTTTAGCTCAGGCACTGTACGAGCAGCGATAATGTTATTATACACATCCTCGACTACAGAAGCAACCTGTAAAGCTTCGGTGGTATCAGAAATACTGTTGACAGACTCTGAATCCATGTCAGACAGAATGGACTGTACGATATCTAGGAGTGTAGTTCTCATTACGTGTGCTCCACAACAACTGAGATAACGAAGTCTACATGGGTTGTAGCCCCACCATTCGTCTCAAGTAAAATGTAGTCGCTGTCTGTAGGTGTGTTGTTGGACGAAGGATTAACTGTGTCTACGTCACCAGCTGCTGACCCTGCTTGAGTAATAGTAAGAGTACCCATAGTAGCTGCTGAAGAGTTCTTAACAGTTACAACTACGTCTGATCCTGCAATAGCAGCTGCAATAACAGATGTGACACGACTGACTGTACCTGCAAAAGGAATGGGTAGGTAGAATGATTGTGCTGAGGATATATCAGTGAAGTGCACTGTAAAGACAGAACGCCTATGGTCCTGCCATACTCCTGATCCTGAACCACTAGCTACATACACCTTACTAGCAGCAGCCGTAGCTACACCCTTAGGTTCATGTAAGTAAGGATCAGTAAGGTTGCTATGGTTGATGTTAGCCATGATGTAGTAGCTCCTTAGGTATACTCTATATATGTACCCTCAGGGGCACATCCGCAGGATACAAGTATTTTCAGACCTGTCAAGAATAAAAGTAGTAAGAGGAGGAGATTTCTCCCCTCCCCTAAGTTAGTTTAGGCCAAAGGCGCTGTCATCACTGTGACAAGGTTCTCTGGACGGTACAACTTCATACCATAACGTGCAGTAGTAACGAACTCTGTACGCTGGTAGTCTTTGTTGTACTCAGTGTCCACTTCTGGCATCTGACGCCATGCACCAATGAAAGGCAGGACAGCCTGATCAGCAGAGAAGAACATGTTAGTGATTGCATTGTTGACAGTTGTGCCACCAATGGTTTCAGCAGTTTCAGTCTTCAAGTAGTTAGAAGTGTAAACGTCGAAACCGTAGATGTTAGCAACAAAGGTCATGCCTGTTGCGATACCATCACGGACAACGCCTTCCCAACGTGGGTTGTTGGACACGTTTGTCAACTGGGACAATGTGTTCATTTCCAACTCAACGGATGGGTCAACGATTGCGACGAGGTTCTTCTGTGGTACTTTACCAGTCTTGAGGGCGTGAAGGGCCTTAGCAAAGTCTGCTACACCAATCTTACCACCAGAACCAGAACCGATCATACGGTGATCAACGCCATTGATTGCGTTACCGTTGTCTACTGTCTGCTGACCACCAAGAGCCATGATGTCTGTTTCCAGACGTTCCATCAAAGCACGTTCCTGAAGTGGTACGAACTGAGACATGATCTCATTTGCGTAGTACACGTCCTGCATTGCTTTGTTGGTGATGTAGTTACCAGACTGAAGGTACTCAGTGATTGTGAATGTGAACTGTGCATCATCAATCGGATCGTATGTTACAGCAGTATCTTCAGTGTAGTTGTTAAGTGTTGCATCACCAATCGACGGAATCTTGAATGTGTCGCCGTCTGGAAACTGGTCCAGCCACTTGACATACTTCATACCTTGCAGTTCGTCACGCAAGATTTCCTTAAGTTCGGCGGACCAAACTTCTGCACGTTTGGCAAGAGCCAATGTTGCTACGGTATTACCAGCCATTATATTTCTCCTAAATTAGCTGTAGAACTTCTCGCCAAGCTTGTCGGCTTGTGCCATCATTTGTTGTTGGAACTTGGGAGAGAAGTAAAGGGATTTGTTCTCACGACGAACTTGCTGATAGTAGGCAAAGTTCTTATCGCTAGAACTACTCATGTTAACGCCTTCGGTTCGTACTGAACCGCTGACAAGAGGGTTGGTCTGTCTAGGCTTTTCTCCGATCAAAGTAAAGAATGCGTTAGGGGATTCCTGTGCAATCTCTTTGAGTCGGTCCATTGACATACCTAGTTCTTTTGCTTTGTTACTAATAACCTCAAGGGCCTCAGTACCAAAACTCTTGTTCAACTCTTCGTCAACCATCTTCAAGTTCTGCGATAGCAGTGCCTGTTGATCACGTTGAGTCAGCGTCTTTTCTACAAGGCTCTTTAGGTCATCCTCGCTAAGGGTTTGGTTGGTGTTACCGTCCTCAGCGCCACCGCTATTGTTTGCCATTTGAGAGGAACCTGCGGTGCGATCAGGGGCCTTACTCTCAGCTTGGGACATCACGCTGTCATTATACTCTTTCTTGTTAAGCTCAGTTCGCATTTCTGCGAGTTGTTCTTCGAGAGTCTTAATGTAACCGTCAGCCTCTAACTTTCCTTTAGCCAGTACTTCAGGGTTGCGCCAGTTGTCACCTTTGGCTTGTGCGAGTTTGTCTACGAAAGACTCTTGGGTTTGAGTTGTTTCTGCGACTTGCTCACTGGCCTGACTAGCGTCTGTGGTTTGACCACCGTCAGTAAATACCATTTGTTATTCCTTATCTAGTGTTATCATTTCAAGCACCGTGGTTAGTGCTCTGTTATACCCGTTCCTGTCTGCTTGCTTGTAAGCCCATGAGGGACAATCATAGTCAGAGGATGGAACAGTCTCTTTGAGCATTGGCTCAAGGATTTCTTTAAGACGGTCAAGAGGCTCACGCTGTGACAGGATTGCCTGTTTGACCGATGCTTTATCTTTTTGTGTCTTACACTTCTGGAACCAGCTGGACTTCATTAGAGGCCCTTCTCAGCCATGATCTGCTGCTGCTCTTCGAACTGAACCTCAGCCTCAGTAGCAACCTTCTGCGTATCCATCTGCTCTTTGATAGCTACGTTCTCAGAGAAGAGTGAAGGTTCACCTAGTTCCTCAGTAAGAACTCTTGCGAACTCCTTGCCTGACAGGTGAACTGCTACGGTAGGATCAGAAGCTTTGATCTGGTAGAGTTGTGTCAAGGTCTGGATTCTACGTGCTCTCTCAGCAAAGTGACGAGCACCAATAGGAACGATCTTGCCGTTACCTTTGATGTCTTCCTTAGAGATATCTTGGAAGAAAGAGACACCTGTGTCTGAGTTAAGGACTCTAACAACATCGACGTAGTTCATCTGACGACGAGCAGCTTCGAGCATTGCATTGAGGATTGGCTCAAGGAACACACGTTCAAAGTGAGCAGTCTTGTGTTGGAAGATACGACCAGCTGAGGTCATCAGGGACTGTACTTCAAACGCTGTCTTCTCACCAGCACTACGGATACCCATAGCTTCACGAGGAGCACCAGCCATCATCTCCATCTTGTTCTCTAGAGATTGAATCTGGAAGTCTGCGTTAAGTGCCGTGGCGTCAGGGGCAAGGTAACCTACGTCACCCTCCTCACCAATATAGATACGTTCAGCAGGGGCAAAGTCGAAGTCCTCTACGTCGCCACGAATCTTAAGCATAGGGTAGGCGATCTGATCGAACACGTCAGCCTTAAGGTTCTCCAAGTGGTCAATGCGGTACTGCATACCTACGAGGTTATCTAGAGGACCCATAGCATAAAGGTTGTCAGGACGTTCACGCCAGCCAGCGTGGAACACAGGAGCAGTACCTAACCAGCTAGGGTTTTGTTCGTTGAAGATGACGTAGGAACGGTCAACTACAGTGATGACACGGTTGTTATGGAACTCACCTTTGTCAGCATCATAGATGTCACCGTAGAACGTAAGGACCTCTACGTAGTTAGACTCGTAGTACTCCTGAAGAGAACCAAAGCCATCAGCAGTGAATGCGTTAGCCTTAGCAACGTCAACGTCTGAACCAGATACTGCTGACCGATTAGCCAGCATCTTATCAAAGATTTCTTGGTAGTATGCGTTGTCTACGGTCTCGTCAATCTTACGTTTAATCTCACCTACAGTAAGAAGGCTACGTACAATCTTAGGTGCTTGATCGAAGTCAGCTGCTGTAGGGTTGAAGCAGATATCGAAGGGAGATATACGTACTAGGCGAGGACCTACGTACTTAACTGTACGACTACCATCATCATACTCAGTGTAATCGTTGACATACTCAACAGTAGCAAAGCAGTTGCCGTACTGAATATAGTCGTTGACAAGACGGTTAACTGTGGTCTCGAACTTAGACTCAGTAATCTTGTTTTCCATGTAAGCTTGGATTACGTCACGCTTCTGCTTAGTGTTAGCATCTGGGTCAGAGGCATGAAACTTAAACCACTTCTGCTGTGGGAACAGAGTTGACACATAGTTAGCGTGAAGGTTATCAGCAATCTGTGTTAACTTAGGTGTGGTAGTTGAGTTAGTCCAAGGCAACTTCTTGTTAGAAGTCGTGCTTGTGTCAGTGGCGTAAATGTAATTACGCAGTTCCTTCCACTCGTCCAACTTACCCTGACGGGCATTGTTCCATGAGGTCCAACGATCTGCAATCTCTACTGCGAGAGAGTGGGGATCAATCATACTATTTAGGTCTACTGTAGTGCCAGCCATTAGAAGCTAACCCCTCCGAATCTTTCGTTGAATTGAACCACATTGTCTTTGCGGCGGCGTATTGTTCTTGAAGGCTTAATAGCCATGTCAACAACTGAAGCTAAGGCGTCGATAACATCATCGTGTGGTGGATTACGTGTTGACAACTCTTCTTCTAGAATCTGTGTGTTGCCGCCTCTGTAGTGCCAGATGCTCAGGTTGTCGTACCTAGGCTCAAGTGCAGCTGAGATACGTTCCTGCTTACTACCGTGACCCTTGTTAGGTCTGAACTCTTCAATGCTCAAAGACAAACCATGCTGCTTGACTAGCTCTTTGAGTTGCTTAACGATAGCTACCTGAGCTACTGTAGTCTCAGCCCTCATCTTACGGAAGGACCATTTAGTGACGAGGTTAAGGATGTGCTCAAAGTAATCTGAGATACGGTCAGTCTTAAATCTGTCGATGTCTAGTACGTAGATGTTATTCTCAGCGTCGATACCTATAACAACAATAGCTGTGTAGTCAGCTTTCTTTGATAAACTAAAGGCGAAGTCAACTGCTGCGAATACGTTAAGTTTCTCTTCCTTGAAGAACCAATACCCGTTATCATTCTTTAGATACTTACGGTCAAAGTACTGGAACTTGTCTGCGCCTACTGGTACGTTGTCAGGGTCAGAAGGATCGTTGTAGTACTGTGCTCTGAACTGACCCTTGTCTAGGTACTGTCCACGCTTCTTAGCTAAAACCCTAATGTCAAAACCAAACCACTTACCGTCTCGTCTCTGCATACGGGGCCAAAGCATCTCGCCTGTACCGTCACCTGAATCCTCTACTGGTCTCTCGAAGATTTCGTAGATGTTATCTTCACCAGTCTTCTCGCCCTCGTCACTGTACGTGTCTTCTACCATCTGGAGTAGATCGTTGTACAAGTCAGCTGGGTGGTAACGTGTACCTACTACCCACTCCTTAGCGTCAGCACCTTCGATGGATGACAACAAAGAGTATTGACTCTTAACTTTGTTACGTCCCTCACCTGTGTAAGCATTCTCATAGACAACAATGTCATCAAGGACTGCAATGTCACAGTGCATACCAGTAAGAGAAGTAGTAAGGCCACCAGTAAACACTGAAGGGTCTCTGACGTTTTCTTTCTTACGGTCTGGGTGATCTAACATAATCTCAGAGTTAGTCCACTTAGTCCGTCTACCCTCATCTGCATGAACGTGCTGAGGCCAATAACGTCTGTAAATCTCTGAAGTTAATATACCTTTAATGAAACCTAACTGCTTCTCCGCAAGGTTAGCGGTAGCAGATATGTAAAGTATACGCAATGTTGGGTTCTTTGTCAACTCCCAAGCGACACGATATGCAATTAATCTTGACTTACCGTGGTCACGAGGAAACAAAAGAAGCTGATGAGACTTAGAATCCTCTCTTGTCCACCACTGGCAGACGTCCTCATGGCATTGTCCAAGTACCTGTTCAGGAGCCACCAACTTAATGAAGGTAACTAGATCAGTCTCAGCTGCATGACGGATTTCTTCTACTGTTGCCATCAGGGTTTAGTAGGCCAAGCCACTGTGTTAGGAAAGCCGTCCTGCTGCGGTACGTCCAAGAGTGCCTGACGGTATGTAGCCCACGCAGCCTGTGTGTCAGCATCCAGTGCGGCCCAACGCAGGGCATTGCCAGCGATAGCATCCACTTCCAAAAGAAGGTTATCCCGATCAGCACGAAGTGGTGTAGACATATCCCAAGAACCGTTAATGTACTTCGCACTTCCCGACTCAGGAATGGTATCAACCTCAATCCAAGTGTCTTGTATGTCAGGGTGCAAGGGGTCTTCGTATGCCCCCATAAGGTTACCAGAAGCATCGACGAAATAGCTAAAATTAATCTCAGTCATTTTCAAACTATCCTAACAAGTTAACACGCACATGAAAGTATGTGCTGTCGGCATTTGAAATACCGCCTTCAATATCATTTCTGCGGTATGTGATACCAGCAGACAACATAGATAGTTTAAAAGTTGTACTGGTTGGGAGCATTACATACTGGCCCCAGTTGG